ATCATAGACTTTTGGAAAACGTGCCACTCACCATCTTGGGCGATAGTAACCAAAGGATCGTCAAGACGGTGGTAGCCATAAAGGCGCTCAGCCGCACCAACATTGCTGTCGAGCAGCGTTGATCTTGGCGACGTGCCAATGCCAATGTTATTTTCCATGCACTTGGATATCCAAAACTCAACGCAAGCGCGGCCAGCTTCGGCAAAATGAATGTTGTGTGCGTAGCTAAAATCTAAACCAAACAGATCGATGTGACCGACTCGGTTCCAGTAGGCAAAGCCAAAAGCGTAGGCAACTGTCGTATTGAAGTAGGCGCACTTAGCGTCACCCATGACCTCAGCCAAAGGGTATTCAACCAAGGCAGGTACTCGATCATCAAGCTCGCAAGTGTAAATTGGCTTATCAAAGGTCGGCAGTAATCGACGCATCACGTCTGTTTGATTACCCGCATCTTGAGTGTCTAAGTAACGGCTTGCCGGGTCCATCATGAAAACTCGATCACACGCATAAACCGATAAGGCGCTGTTAATAACCCAGACCTCATCCCACTGCTTGCTGTTTTCCATCCCAATAACAAAGTCAATCTGGCTTGCGCCTAGACCGATCAATGCTACTCTTTTTCCTCGAAGACTCTCAATCCTCTCCATTAACTCACCCCTGTCCGTAGTAGATCGTAGCGATACTCATCTCGCGTATCACGACCTTCGGACAGGTTTTTCATCCGACCGATTGCTGCCATGAAACGCTGTTCCATGTTGGCAATCACATCAGGAGTTTCTTTCAAGAAGATGGCAGCTTCGGCCAACGTGCCATACAGCAAAGCATCTGGGTAATCAGTGCTGAGCAATGTGGTTCCGCTGTCTGCGCCAGAAGTGAGTGAGGCAGGCTCATACAAGTAATGCAGCTCTACGCTGTAATTTGCATCAGGAACCGGCGACAGCTCAAATGCTGCATCGTCAAAATTACTGTAATACTTTGGGCGACCTCTGCTAGAGACTGATGGGTCATATTCCTTCAAGAACGACGGATGCTTCAATAGCAAATAGTAGTACGTCCCGTTGTCAATGACCGCCAGCGAAAACGGTGAGTAAAAATCAGATGGCGTTGCCAAGAACCGATTGTTCTGCGAAGTCGTCGCTGTCACATTCTTACGCTGCTCAGATAGCTGAACAAGTTTAAAGATGCGAGTCTCTGCCTCCTGAATAAACGTGTTTAGGTTATCGTTGAAAGTCGTTTCATCAACTTGCAAATAATCCTGAACGGCGGTCTTCAAAGTCGCTAAAGTAAAACTCATGATGTGGTTACCTCCACAGTTCCAACATTACAGGATATTGCAAATGTTTGCAATTGTGTGCCGAGAATACCATCGCCGGAATTGGTGTAGACCGTAAAGAAATTATTATCGTTTGCCTGATCCGGTCTAGGGTCTTTTAAAGCCTGTGGATCAACAGGTGTCGGCTTAATCATCAACTGAGGATGCTTCGGGGACCACTGATCTGGCCCGACCAAATAACCATCCCAAGTCTTTTTCATGTCGCGCAGGCGGTATCTGAAACCTGAAATGTCACAGATACCGTAGGCATTCTTGTTAGATGCAAAGGCCACGGCTAAGCGATGTTATAGCTGCGTAGATCAGGAGCGATCCTAAAGCTTGCTCGCTCCTCGTCTTGGCTCAAGGCTCTTGTAAACTCTTCTTCGTAAAGCTGCTTGAGCATTTGAACCTTCTCAGGAGCTTTTTTGAGAGCCAGATAATAGGACAAACCAGCCGTCAGGCAAGGGTAAAACCGAAAAGGCATCTGCAAGGAATTAGCACCGCCACCAGCATCATCCATTCGGGTCAGGACGTTAACATACAGTGTATAGGTGCTGTTTTTGTCAGGCTGTGGCCAAACCGTTACGGTTGGGGACAACTGCTTGTCAACGAAGAACTGGTTAGGCTTACCTGTCGTTGTTTTAGTTGCTAGGTGCGAGTATTCCGCCCGACTCATCCTGCTTAACGGAATGTCAGTATTAGTGCCCTGAAACTCTTCTCGGACAAAAACATCAAGCACGTCAATTGCCGCTGTTGAGTCTGTTGGATCAAGATTGTAAGTGATCGTTCCAGTCAGCATAGGAATTGCGTTTTGCTTGATTGTCCACTGATTTAAACCACGGTTAGCCCACTCAGCCAGCATTAGGTTGAGCGAGCGTGTAGCAGTTCGCAAATCATAACCAGTACGCAACTCGATTCCGCATCTTTCAAACGCTTCTTCGATATACTCGGCTACATCAGGCTCGAAACTTTTAGTTCCGCTAACAGCCATTTACTTTCTCCTTCCGCGACCTCTTCTGCCGCCGGTAGTTCTGGGACGGGGTGGTTCTTTTCTGGACTTATCACCCATCTTACCACTCTTGATGCCAAGGGCATCAATAATGCTTGCGCCCATCCCTTCAAACCGTCTCGGTCCCATTCGTTCCGCATCGGGATTCGGCCCCATTTCTGGCGGTCTTAACCTACCACCACCGGGAAGTCTTGGCATGAAAGTTCCGGGGTTTCTGCCACCACGATCTGCTTTACCTGCGAGCATCTCTTGAATTCTTTGAAGCTGATCGCGTGAAGGGCCTCTTGGACCTCTTCCCGGTCCAGTTTTTACGGTTCCGCGAGAATTCCCTCCCCTGCCGGGAGGACGTTTTTTGCCGCGAGAAGACTCGTCTCGGTCATCAACGCCGTTCATGTCTTTATCTTGGAAGTCATTGGTTCGCATTATTGGCCCTTCATTGCGAGCGAGACTTTCATAATAATTTTTTTTAGCCCGATTCCTTTTTAAATCTTCTTCACTAGGCTCGAAATCAAAAATACTTCTCAAGTCTTTCTTCCCACTCCGGTCAGGAGGTATCTCTCCTGCAAGAAATCCGGGTCCGCTCATGCCAACTGGTTTAGCAGCTCCGCCCATTTGCTTTTTAGTGACCCTGCCGTATAAACCAGAGTTGCCGTTATTCTTTTTCATCGTCTAAGTCCTCTTCGTTCGTTTCGGCATATAGGTTGTCGAAAACTTGGTTCACATCTAGGGTGTAGTCTAAATCAGATTTGCTGTAATGAATATGCTGGCTAGGCTTAAAGTCTGGCGCACCTTCACCTGTCTCAAACCAAGCAGGGTGCGTAACTCTAACCCTGTTGTTGGGTAACGCTACAATATTTCCGGTCCATTCGCCAGCATCAAGAAGCTCTAAAACATGCGACTGTTTGTGTTGGGCAGGGTCATCAGCAATTTCATTTTCTGAATAATCCACCGTGAAATAGTATTTTGCAGGATAAAATTTGCCATCAATCTTAGCGAGCCAAGGACAAGGAGTGCAGCGATCAAGAACGTAAACAGCGTGGCAATGAGAACTGCAGTCCCAAGGTTGAGCAGCCCAGACAGGCATTGGTTCAGGCCAATCATCAAGTGGCGTGTCAGCGACAAGTCCTGTGATTGGCATTCTGGCCCACATCGCTCCGCCATGTGCGTTTTGTTCTTCATCATCGTCGTATGTCTCAGCTCCGGTAAAAATCATCTGAAAGGATAAGCACCGAGTGGGCATAGTGGTTACAGCAATCGCCATCGCATGAATAAATTCGCCATGATATTTCTCATGATTATGCGTGTATTCTTTGCGAACCCAGCACTTGAAGTGCGGGATATTGCTCTGAAGATAAGCCACTATCTGCGCCCGTATAAACCGCTCTTGCTAGATGAAGGCTTTCTTGCACCGCCCTTTGCTGCGCCTTTGGTCTTCATTGCGGCACCGCCCTTAGCGTAACCTTTGGTCTTCATGGCTGCACCGCCCATGTTCATGCCGCGTGGCGTACTACCACCTGATCGGCGTGCCGCAGCACCGCGCATGGCTGTTGCCTTGGTTGGTCGGGTCGAGCGGCTCTGAGGAAGAGCGCCAAGCTTTGTTGTGTCGATCAGTTCTTTGCCAGACGGAGTTCTTGTTCCGGGCGCGGAGGCAGCAGGCCTTTTAATCATGGCAGGAACCTTCTTTCCGGGGGGTGCCATCGCCACACCGCCCATGTTCATGCCGGGTGGCTTTGCTCTTTTACCTTTACCTTTGCCCATGCCGCCTTTAGCGCCAGCTCTTTTTCCGGGCTTGTAGCCGTACTGATCAGACAGGTCTTGAATAACACTCGTAGACTGCTTACTGCCTTCTCGTCCCTGAACGCCATCAAGCATACTTCTTTGAGCGCGACTTAAGGTTGCTCGACGTTGAGCGCGGTTTTTTGGAGCGCCGCCAGCGCTGTAACCTTTTGCTTTCATCTTCTTCATTACCGTCTCCCAAATAAACCAGAGTTACCCGGTTTCTTGTTGATTGATCCGCCTTTCGCGGCGAAAGTTTTAACCATTGTAGGCTTACCGCCTACGCCTTGCCGCTTAGACCTTTTTCTGGCTACCGCACTTTTCTTTTGGCTTTCCGTCATGCTGGCCGCTTTTGCTGCAGGAACGCACTTTGGGTATGACCTGCCACTTTTTTTTGATGCGCTTTTTCGGCCACATTCTTGAAGCTTTCCGTCCTTCTTTTTAGCGCCAATATCAACCCAATTTTCGCCAAACCATTTGTCTAGTCCGGTCTTAGCCACGGGGCACTTTTACCATTTTACGTTTAGATTCCATAACAGCACCACAGCCTTTTGGTTCCATAAAAACCGCGCCGCCCTTGTTCATTTTCTTCGGAGTCTTGTAAGTGCCGCCCATCTTCTTGTATTCCTTAACCATGTACGCATTTGCGTATGCTGACGGGTAAACGTCAAACTTGCTCTTGGCCTTAGCTTTTGCTTTGGCGTAAAGGCTCGGGTTGGCTACATTTTTAGGGGCAGAAGATTTCACAGCTACCCCCTCCTTCTAGAGCCTGCGTATGAAAACTTAGGAGCCGCTTGCAGTGCTGGGGCTTGTGTAACTTGAAAAGGCCCTTGGTTGTAATTTACAGCCCCTTGCGAGCCAGTATTGCCCATTGAGCCAACAGGGGCATTGCCGTAGAAGTCAGCGCTTGCAGAACCACCTTGGCCGTAAGGGCTTTGATTGCCTCCGCCAGCAGGGTTAAAACCAGCCGCCTCTGAAGCTGATGGACCGTAATTCATGCCTGCATCATAGGTTTGACCTGCGCCGGGTACGAATCCGCCCATAAAGTTTTCATAGGGCGTTCCGCTAAAACCGTCTACATTGGTATTTCCAGCACCGCCTTCTCCGCCAGCGCCTCCACCAGTTCCGCCAGCGCCTCCACCAGTTCCGC